TAAAGATTTCAACTGTAAAAAGGTTGTCAGAATCTGTATTAATCAAGTGGTTAATAGAGGCGGTTGTTTCGGTGGCTGCTGAACCAGTGGCTGGGCATGCGTAAGAGCTACCACTTAGTCTTATTTTGCCACTATCAAGGTACCAAACCGCACTTAACACACCGTCTCCGAGGTTGGCACCAGCCGAAGCTGACTTAAATACCCATAGACCATAGGCGCCGCCATTGCTTGCCAAAGCTGGGCTTGGGGTTGTGTTAGTTGTCTGCCAGCCTGCCTGTCCACCAGTGCTGCCGTCATTATCAGAGCGCTGTTGACCAAGAAGTCGGATGAATGTCAGTGGAGCAACATTAGCATTAAGGAACGCTTTAGCCGCGTAAGTTCCATACATTGGTGACTGATAGTTACCATCACGATAAATATCTCCACCACCATTTCCTGGGACAGTTCCACCAAATTCAGTGACAAAGTCAGAATATGATTGGACAGTTATGGGTTGCATGGCAAGACCACGGGTTGCGCGGCCAATGACAACTGGTCCAATTGCATCAGACTGTCTTGGTCTGAAAGAGTTGTCAATTTCATTGATAAATACGCCTGGGGAGACGAATTTAAAGTTTTTTACGGGCATTAGTTAATCCTCACTTTTTAAGTAAAACATGCATAAAGCATTTTCAATCACATCTTAAATAGTTATGTACTTTCGCAAAGGACTTCAGGATGTCCTTACTCAATAAAAAAGTTGTCATTTCCTGCGGGCACCACAGTTTCTCTTGGAAAACTTATTTCTACAACATTTTCGTCTTTTCGAACTATAGGTCGGTCATCACTAGCACCCTCACCAATAAGATAACCTAAGACTTTTATATTTATTTCACTAGTAAATTGTCTCTCGTCTTCTGCTAAATTTGATACATTATTGCTTTGATTAAAGCCTTGATCTATAAAAGCTTCATAAAGATGCCCATTTCTTTTCATAACAAAAGAATTAATTTGTCCTGTTCTGGTCATAAAAGGCTGTGTTAATTCATTCATCTGTTGTTGGTATTCTGTTTTAACTATAATTTTATAATCCAAATTTACATAAATGGGTATAGGGATTGATAAAAATTCGACAACAATTTTATTATTAGGTCTTGGAAAAAACTTTTGTCTAGTTCCGGAAGTGTTTGTTCTAATCCCACTGGCAACTGCGAAGTTTCTTGTCTTATCTTGCTTGATTCTCTTTGCAATCACTAAGCGACCGGGGCGTCCGTTTTTATTATTTGAAAATATATGAGCTTGAAAGCCGCCTTTTCGAGTAGGATCCTTGGTAATACCAGTCCTTTCTATTGTAATAACTGGTAACGTTATGACGCCACCGCCATCATCAACCGGATGTCTTAAGTCGTGATTATTTTTGATTTGAAATGCTCTTTCTGGTGTTTGCCATAGAACCGGGACCCTTTTATATCCTTCGTTAGTAACAGTTGTAAGATCTAAATCTTCCTTAAGCCAAGAAGTTATTGCATAGTCTATATCCTCTATGCTTGAGCCAAGCATTCCAAGCTCTTTTAATGTAAAATCTTTTTTACCATCAGGCAATTGTGTAAAATCAAAATTATTAGGTAGCATCGAATAGTCCCTTGCGTGCTCTCTTGCATGTAGCAGAAATTTCAAATGTCTGGTTTACTTGGCCAAAAAGTTTTCTTGAAGATGAGGTTTTAACTATTTCATAATATCTTTCGCCATATAAAACAAAGTCGCCTTCTCTAACAAATAAGTCTTGATCTTCGGTAAGTCTTCTTCTGTGAAAATGAACAGTTATTTGTGAACTTCCATCGATACCCACTGATTCAAGATAAGATGACCCCTCTTCGTCAAAGTTAACAAGAGCATAAACTCTGACGGGCGGCAAAAATGTTTTATCAATCGCTTCGCCATACAGGTCATGAAAATTGGTTGTTTCCATATCAATCGGATAATAAAGTATTTGTTGTCCGATAACCTTTTCAACAAGTTCATCGTTAACTTGCTTAACAAGATCTCTTTCTTTTTTGCCAAGGAAGAGCGGTGGTGGTGGAGATTCTGGTCTGGACCATTCGTTATCTGACATTTAATTATCCTACGAAAATCGGAAGGGGAGAGCGACGAAGAGTCTCCTCTGCTGAAGCAACCTTTTCTTGATCTTTTCTAGCTAGTTCTGTATATTCTATCTCCTTTAACATCTCAGTCAAGGTTTGTCTTAGATTATCTTTTTCAGTCTGCGCTTCTGATAAAAGAGAAGAATAATTTAACGTTACCGATTCGCCAGGGATAGGTACAGTTTGAAACTTTCCTCGTATTTGTCCAAGCATTTCTTTACACAAAGCGAGCGCATAATTACGAATCCATTGTTTACCCATGGAGTTGATATTTTCATATGGGATATTATCAAATGGTAATGTATTGATGTTGTTTACGCCCTCTACGCCCGTATTAACATCATCTCCTTCGCCCCAAGAGTTATCTGATATTCTAAAACGGAACCATATTCTATCAAGATAGCCTGCAAATGAATCACTACTACGAGGCTGTGGGTAGATTCTTAATTTGTTATCTAAAATTTCATATGAATAGTGTGACACTCTTGTGTATAATGAATCTTCATACATTATCGCTTGGAGTTTATTTTGCCACGCTGGAACAATTTCAAAAGTTGAATCATCGGCGTACTGCCCATAAGTGGAATAATTACCAACTACACCCATGCCGCCATAGTAGCCATAAAAGCGCCACATTGCAATTGGAGACCGATAAAAAACTTTATCTATAATAATTCTTGAATCTGAAATTTTTCCTGCATACGGCACAGCACCGCCTGCGTCATCAACGCCCGAGTTTGAGGCAGACTGAACAATAGCTTGTAAGTCATAGTCCTGTTGATTTTTAATTGTTGTAAATGAGGCAGAGTATATCCTTGTTGTGCCACCAATCCCAGCCATCGTTGAAACACCGTCGCCTATTTTGTTTGCATACGATAGCGTAACCCTTGGGTACTGCAAGCTTGCTGATGATGGGCCACTAACAATCTCGCCTTTATGGTCAAAAGTTCCAGTAAGTTTCCCTAACGCATCAGAAAGAACATTCTTTCCTTGATGCATGTTAATTATATATGAATACTCTAAAACTGCCTCTTCATAAGCTGCATACACATTATCGTTTGTTAATTCTATATCAACAACATCGCCACCAAGTTTTTTAAATACGTAATTGACTTGTCTTGCAGCGCCAGTTATAAACTCTTGCGAGTCTGTATACATTCCAAAAGGAACTGCTGATGATACTTCACTTGTCGAGCCTGTAGAAGATAGAATGACGGCGCTAGTTTGAGATGTTGGTTGTAAATTTGTGGGCATTCATGGAGCCTCCCGTTCGTAGTAAATAGTGAAAGCATAAACAAAAACCCTCCCTATCTGTATTGATAAGGAGGGCTAAAAGTTTAGTGCTAAGTTATTCTGAATCTACTTCTTTTTTCTTAACAGTTCTACGTCTTGGTTTGGGCGCTGCCGCCTTCTTGGGCGCCGCTCTTTTGGGCGCGACCTTTTTAGGCGCAGGAGCCGGAGCCGGAGCAGCTTCTTGCTGACTGGCTCTCCTAGCTCTTTTTACCGCTCTAAGTGCTTTAGTCATGTATCACCCCTAGTCCAATTCCACATCATCAAAGACATCATAACCGAATAGTCTTAGAACAAGCTTTCCGCTGGTGTAATCACCTGCACCAGAACCAGTGTGGTTTATGTGGATAAACTTTTCATTAATGTCTTGATCTACTTCAAAAGAACTGTAGGTGCCGACTGTTTGACGAGCGGCAGGAGCAAGAAGTTCGGTAGAGCCATCTGTAGTGGTACACATGGTTTGCGATGCTGACGTGTTGTTAGTGAAAACAAGTCCAAGTGTCTTACCACCGTCTCCAGCAATTGTCTCGACAGTAATAAGCTCGCCAGCAGCAACGACACCAAAATCAATTGCGTCAGTTCTGGTGACTTGGCAGATATGTGAGGCAGTAGCAGGGTTCGCGTGAGCCACCAAGCGTGAGCCACCTGGGGCAGCGGGACTTGCGCCAAGACCTGTTCCAACTGTTGCTGCTGTGGTTGTAGCACCACGATAGCCTTCTGTAGAGCCAGACGCTGCGAGGTCGATCAAAAATTCAGTAATAATCATATTACCATCTCTTAATTGTGACATGTTTTTGAGAGAGCCAGTAAGAGATGCGCCTGCGGATTTTGTTACGCTCTGTCCTTCTTTTTCTAATGAGTAGAGTCTTCTACGTCCTAATCTTTTTCCCATAATATTTTCTCCTTGTAAATTATGTTATTGCAATAACTTGTCTTATTCAATGATTTTATTCCAGCCACCTCGGAACAAAATCTTTCTAAGGGCAGTGGCCTCGCCCAGAGGAGAATATTTCAAGCTACTTTAAATAGTACATGCAAAACAAAAACCCCCCGCACTGGACGGGGGGCTTAGTTTAGTGACGTTTCCTATCAGGAATCGCCAGCCTCGCCGAGTAGACCACGAACG